CAGGACTGGGATCCGGATCTCCTGGTGCCAGCGTGGGATCAGCGTTCGGCAGTCTGGGCGGAGCCATAGCAGGCGGCACATTCTCGGGATTGCTGGCAGATAAAGCCGGCAATGGCATGAACGGAGTGAGTAGTGCTCTAGGTAGCCTGGCCAACGGTTCAGGACTGGGTGATCTAGGAAAAACAGCAGTATCTTCGGCACTTGGTGGAGCCACATCAACAGTGGGAGCCCTGACTGGCGGCCTGGGAGGCCTGACTGGACTGGCCGGTGGAGTTCTGGGTGGTCTTAAAGGCAATCTTGGCAACCTCAAAGGCACAGCATTCAATGCGTTCTCAGTGGCAGAAAAGAGTTTTGGAGAACTCAAAGGCGGCCAGCCCAATTTCCTGGGTGGTCTGTCTTTAAACCTGACAGCCAGTCCGATTACTGATGCCCTAAATGCTCAAGGTCGCGCCACCCAAGATTTTGATGCTGCACAACAAGAATTAGCCGAAGCCAAGAAACTGGCCCGTTTAGAACCCAGTGCAGAAAATACTGCCAAAGTTGCCGAGGCTGAAGCCAAAGTTGCCGAAGCCAAGAAGAAGTCCTTCTCGGCAGTCAAAGATGCAATTGCCAGCAAAACTCCCAGCGCACAAAACATTAGCGAAGCGGCAGCAGCAGCCACTAGTGGCTCAGCCTCCACAAGCACTACAGCCAATTCTGGAGTAAATGCATTACCCGGAGGCCTCGGAGCATTTGCCAATGAAGTTAGTGCAACTGCCAACAATGCCATTGGTTCAGCCAAATCACTTGCCAGCAATGTCGCTGGCGGAGTTTCTGGTGCTGCTGGTGGTCTAAGTGGTCTAGCTAGTGGCGCTCTGGGAGCCGCTACCAGCGCAGTGGGCAATGTACTGGGTAATGTAAAAAATCTTGCAGGCAACATTGTTAACAATGCACAGCAGGCATTAACTAATGTGGCCAATGGCATAGGCAACCAAGTTCAAGCCGCCGCCGGCGCACTGGGAGGTCTAGCTGGAGGTGGTGCGGCAGCACTGGGTAGTATTGTGGGAGGTGCCAAGAATGCTGTGGCTGGCGTATTCAGCAAGGCGCAAGCTGCGTTGGGCAGTCTGGGAAATAACAATAACCAAATCAAGACCCCTATACTGGCATCAGACACATTCGCTCCTGAAAAGACCATCATGGCCAAGACCAGTCAATTACTGGGAGACAGCAAGATACCCAAGCCTGAATTCCCAGACAAACCAGTGGAGCCACCCAAAGATGTGGCTCGTGCTCAGATGAGTGCCATGGAAAAGATCAACAAATTTAGCGAATTGGATGCTGAACGCAAGAAATTAAGCACAAAGTTTGCTGCTCTTTACACAGAATTGCGTCAGTTGACTGGCAACGAAGGCAATTACAAGCAGGTGGTTGAAGAATACGATGCTGTGAAAAAACAGCTGGCAGATGTTGAAGCCCGTATTGCTGCTCTGGTCAATTCATAAATACAAAGAGGATTTAGTATGCCAACATATGTGGGTTTTAGTACAATAGATGCCAACCAACCACGCGAATTTTTGCGTAGTGGGGTTGACGGAGGTGTGGGATCGCTTACACAAACTCCCAGACTGGGCAAAAAATTCAAGATGGTTGATGTGCCACTGGTTGTGCGTGACTTGACCAATGCATTCAGTATTCGTCAGGGAGAAAAGGTAGGAAATCCCACATATGGAACCACAATGTGGAATTATGTGTTTGAACCCAATACCAATGAAACAAGAGTGGCCATTGAAACTGAAATCAGGAGAGTTGCCAGCCAGGATCCCCGTGTGCAAATTGATACGCTACAAGTTTTTGAGCTTGATAACGGCATACTGGTGGAACTAGAAGTATTTGTTTCGATGTTTGAAAATGCTGTGCAAGTGGGGTTGCTGTTTGATCGTACTACAGGTCAAATTTCAGGAACTGTGCTTTAACCCACTGGGTTTTTGAACTGATAAATATAGTTAAAGGGACGACTACACTCATGGCAACCAGTAGCAGACAAACCGCATTGTTCGGACTTCAAGACTGGAAAAGAATTTATCAGACTTTTCGTGAAGCAGATTTTCAGAGTTATGACTTTGAGACATTACGCAAAAGTTTTATAGATTACCTATCTACATACTATCCTGAAACTTTCAATGATTACATCGAAAGTAGTGAATTTGTTGCCTTGTTAGATGTGATGGCATTCATGGGCCAGGCCATGGCCTTCCGCGATGACCTAAACACCCGTGAAAACTTTATTGATACTGCTGAACGCCGTGATAGTGTTATCAAACTTGCCAATCTTGTAAGCTATACGCCCAAACGCAATCTTTGTGCACAGGGCCTGGTAAAAATCACAGCCATAAGCACAACTGAAAACATTACTGATATCAATGGCAATAGTCTAAACAACATCACAGTGTTTTGGAATGATCCAGCTAATGCCAACTGGCAAGAACAATTCAACACTATTATAAACAGCGCACTGGTAAATAGCCAGCGTGTGGGCCGTCCGGGCAACAGTCAAACTATTTTGGGTGTAAAAACTGATGAATACACCATGAATATACCAGCTGGGCAGCTCCCAGTTGTACCTTATATTACCGAAGTAGACAACATTAACATGAACTTTGAATTGGTAAGTGCCACCAGTTTAGACCGCACTTACCTGTATGAATTGCCTCCAGCTCCCAGTAGCCAATTCAATGTGTTGTATCGTAACGACAAACTGGGATTCGGCAGTGCCAATACCGGTTTCTTTTTCTATTTCAAACAGGGCACACTTCAAAACTTTGACTTTAATTTTGCAGAACGAATTGAAAACAATTTCCAATTAATTCCTATTAACGGAATTAATAACACAGATACTTGGCTGTATCAACTCAGTCCCACTGGCGCCATCGAAAACGAGTGGATTGTTACTGATAATGTTTATATAAATGCAAACTTGCAAGGCGACAGTCAAACCAGAATTTTCAGTGTGACCAGTCAGGCCAACGACCAGGTAACATATGTTTTTGGTGATGGAGTATTTGGCGAGGTGCCAGTGGGCGCATTCAGATCATATGTGCGTAGCAGCAATGCTCTTACTTACACCATAGATCCTAGTGAAATGAATGGCATTGTTGCCAATATACCTTACATCAGTCGTCAAAACCGATTGGAAAATCTCACTGTGACATTCAGTTTGCAGACCACGGTGACAAACGCACAGCAAAGAGAAAGTCTAGCGCAAATCAAGGAACGCGCCCCCAGTCGTTATTATACCCAAAATCGTATGGTGAACGGCGAAGATTACACAAACTTTCCATTCACTCAGTACAACAGTATCGTCAAGAGTAAAGCCATCAACCGCAGTAGTATAGGTGTCAGTCGTAATCAGGACCTACAAGACCCCACAGGCAAATACAGTAGCACAAATGTATTTGGTGATGATGGTGCTCTTTATGCCAGCAATCAGAGTTATACCACAACTTTTTCTACATCAAGTGTAAACATAGCCATAGAATTTTTAAGTCAAGATTTGCCTGTGCTGTTAAACACACCAGGTGTCTTACAATATTATCACCAACAGGGAACACGATACGCTGGCAATTACCCCACAAGTTCCATGAGTGACGGTTATGTTTACTGGAATAAAACCACTGTAGCAGACACAAATACCACAGGATATTTCTATGTCAAGGCCACCGATGGCACCACGACCAACATACCAGTGGGCAGTTTTAGCAGTTATGATTTAAAATATATCAGCAAAGGTGCCCTACTAAAATTTGTTCCAGCACCAGGATATACTTGTTTTGATAAAAACAACAGAATGAAAACCACAGCTTACAATCCAGCTGCTGGTGACAAGTTGTTCATCTGGGTGGGAGTTCTGAACTTAGTGGGTGATGGTAATAATTATGGTGAAGGTAATCTGAGTAACGGCAGCGGTCCAGTGGCCTTGAACGATTACATACCGCAGGGCGCTGTGCTAGATAATAGCACATCAGTTCCCTCGGCCATTATACCCAGCTTTGACAATACTTTAAGCAATGACTTTGTGAGAAAAGTATTGGCCTTGATAGAACTCAAAACTCCCACTATCAGTCTTTATTATGACAACAGCGTGGTCAATCCACAGGAGCGTTGGTATACATCAAGTCAGGGCCCAGACAGTTTATTAATGGCTCAGTTTAATTACAATTCCACTGACCTGAACTATATTGTGTCATTCGATCAACTGACCTATTTCTTTGGCAGTGTGGCACAAGTCAGGTTCTTGTTTGATGGCACTCAGCGTGTATTTGATCCACAGAGCGGCCAGACTATCAGAGATTTTATAAATATTTTCCGAACAAATAGCAACAGCGCAGGCACTGGTGTCTTGGGTTCAGATTACATACTTTATATAACTGGTCAGCAAATACAAACTGACGGATATCCAGATGACCTGGCTGTGCAAGTCAGTTCTATAAATGTTGACACTAATTTTACTTTTGACCCAGACTTTTTCCAAACACTAACTGGTTCAAGTCCCATACTAGTGACTCCACCAGCCAGCCCCTATGTGTTCTTTAGGGTTCTAGATAATATCAATGATTTATATCGCTTCCAGTTATTGCCCAATGACGCCATCAACACAGCTTACTCTACTCAGAGTGCAATTCTGGACATAATTTATGAATATCCTGCTGGCACAATATTTTATGCAACCAGTGAAAACGATTTTTATCAAACACAAGAAGTGCCTGGCAGCGTACCAACTGTGATTCAGCTAAATGATGTTACCAGTTCCTATTCTGTTACCACTGGACGCGGCGCTCTTAACTTCCAATATCGTCATAATAGCAACAACACAACTCGTATAGATCCAGCTACCACAAACATCATTGATCTATATCTAGTCACGCAAAGTTATTATACTGCATATCAAAATTGGCTCCGTGATACCACTGGTGCTGTGCCCCTGCCAGACAAACCCACTATCACGGAGTTACAGCAAGCATACGGCGGACTAGACAGTTATAAAATGATTAGCGACAGCATTGTTCCCAACAGTGTGAGCTTTAAGCCATTGTTTGGAACCAAGGCCATGCCAGCACTTCAGGGCACTATCAAAGTAATCAAGAGTCCTGCAACAACCGCTAGTGATAGCCAAATTCGAAGTAGTGTGCTGTCAGCACTTAACAGTTATTTTACCATAGACAAGTGGGATTTCGGTGATACATTTTACATGAGTGAACTAACTGCATACTTGCATGTACAATTGGCAGGACTGATCAGTTCAGTGGTTTTAGTGCCAGCTGACCCCAATCAGACTTTTGGCGATTTGTACGAAATACGCAGTGCTCCCAACGAAATTTTTGTAAATGGTGCTACAACTAATGATATCATAGTTATAAGCGCACTTACACCTCAGGCCCTACAGCGTTGAAAAAACATGCTTTTTTTCTCGCATAAATACTAAAATAATTGGTATTACACTAGCATGGTTAACAAAGTACGTACTTTAGATTTTTTACCTGAGGTTTTTAAAACTGAAACCAACAGTCAATTCTTGCGCGGAACTCTGGATGTTCTAACAAGTCAGCCCAACCTCAAACGGGTGCAAGGCTTCATTGGTGAGAAATATGGTTATAGCATTGAACCGCAAGATCGTTATGTAGTAGAACCCACTAAAGCCCGTAGAGATTATCAGCTTGACCCCAGTGTAATTTTTCTCAAGCCCGGTACACAACAAGCTCAAGATTTCATTGATTATACTGGCATTGTACAGGCTATCAAAAATCAGGGTGGCATCACCAATCGACATGATAGATTGTTTGATAATCAATTTTATAGCTGGGATCCATTTGTTGACCTGGACAAATTAGTCAACTATAGCCAGTATTACTGGCTGCCACTGGGCCCTGATGCTGTGCCCTTGAGTACAAATCAGATTTTTTTGACTCAGGACTATGCAGTCACACAAGATGACAATGGCTACAAATTTGCTGATGTAACGGGAACCAATCCCACAATAACATTGCTACGGGGCGGCACTTACACATTCTTTGTGAACCAAGACAATCCTTTCTGGATACAGGGTGTTCCCGGACTCACTGGCTACGCTCCTGGCAGCAACATTGATACCCGGGAAATATTGGGTGTTACAAATAACGGAA